CAGTTTAATTATTCGGGGCAACATACGGGAGAACTTCTCGGTACTGCCAAATGATTTGATGAACGATGAGCGGCTATCTGCCGACGCTCTGGGGGTTCTAGTGTACCTATTGAGCAAGCCGACTGATTGGCAGGTTCGGGTGACTGAACTGCGCCGCAGGTTCGACATCGGCAGGGACAAAGTTTACCGCATTTTGGGCTCGATGGAGCAGTACGGTTATTTAGTGCGTGAAAGCGTTAAATCGGAAGGTCAGTTCGCCGGAACTCGTTATATAGTCTCAGATTCACCGCGTCCTGAAAAACCGGATACGGTTTTACCGGATACGGAAAACAAGGACACTTACAAAGAACAGACCTTACAAAGAACAGAATATACAAAATCAACTAAAAGAAAGAAGGCTCAAAATAAACAGAAATTATCTGAGTGGGAGCCGACGCAGTTCGATAAGGAGTATGCAGAGAGCTTGGAGCTTGATTGGCAGGAGATACTGACAGATATGCGCCTCTGGGATGAGAAGGGCGGTAATAAGGCCGCTTATGCGTCGTGCAAGGCTTTCTGGCAGACTTGGTGCAGAAAAGAGGGGAAGAGCGCTCAGAGGCGCTCAAATCGCCAGCAATCGGCATCTGGTGGCAAGAGCAAGGTGTTGTCGGAGGGTCAGAAGGCATTTGCGGATAATGTAACGCAGAAATATATAAAGGCTTTTGGTTCACAAGGTTTTGCTTATAAGATGGTTCTCGTGGACGTTGAGGCGTTCATGCTTACCAAGCAAACTGATGATGATTGGATGGCGTTAGGAAACGGGCTACCAAGCCCAAGAGATAAGGGATGGATGTAATGCGAGACACTGAGATGTTTTTATATGAGTGCTTTGAGTGCGATGGTGAGGGCGAGGCAGTCTATCAGGTTGGCGTTCGTGATTTTGATAATGGCGGTTATCTGAGGGATGAATGGCAGACCTGTCAGGAATGTCATGGCACGGGACAGTTGGAGGTCGAGCGTGATATCGCAGGGTGATGGAAAAATGCAGAGGTTGCTGGATAATAACCAGTGCCCGAAATGCCAGACGGTCATGCAAAGGCAGGCCATTGGCAAGACGTTGGCTGATGAGCCTGAGAGCGTGTATCAGTGCAAGATTTGCAAGCTGATTGTTACGGACAGCAAGAAAAAGTATCCGGTGCTGTGACAGGATTGTGACAGGCAATGGCTAAGGGTTTGTTTTTATTATATAGTGCGTCCAACTAATTATTGGATGTATAGAGAGGAAAGCTAGTGAATAGGGATGATATTTTAAGGACGGCGCTGTATTGTGTGACGCAGGACAGAGCGGCGACGCATGGTAAGATGGAAGACAACTTCCAGCTTATAGCGGATTATTGGTCACTGCATTGCGGGCATGACATTACGGCTAATGATGTCGGGGTTATGATGACGCTGTTGAAGCTGGCTCGGATAAAGAACGGGCAGGTTGGCAACGCAGATAATTATGTTGATGCGGCTGGTTATATGGCGTGTTCAGGTGAGATTGCGGGGAAGCAAAGCGATGAGTAAGAAGAAGCTGACAGAGCCGGTCATTGTGGAGTATCTGAGGCGCATAGCGATAGATGGTAGGTCAGCGCGTTCTGTTGGCAAGGACGATGACATGCCAAGCTATGAGGCGTTCTACAAGATGAAGGTCAAAGACCCGATATTGCAGAGCCGCTACAGCGAGGCTGTTGAAGCACGGGCGACTGCCATTGATGACAGGATAGACGAGGTGCTGGAAGGCGTCCGTAATGGCGAGATAGACTACAATGCGGGCAGGCTGGAGATAGACACGCAGAAATGGCGCATGGCGAAGTTCTTCCCGCGATTATATGGCGACAATCAGAGGCTGGAAGTGGAGCATAAGACGAGCTTCATAGACGAACTGAAGCGTGTTGCGGCTAGGGTAGAGCAGGCGAAGTTAGAGGGCGCAGAGGTAGTAGAGCATGATGAAGGGGGGCTAAACACTTACACCGCCACGCCCGCGCCTGCGGAACAGACCGAGAACAAAAGGTCCGATTAGTGTCCAATACGCGACAGGTTTATATAACGTAAATTACGGAAACGCTAAGTCATTGTAATTGCAGGGTATACCAAATACATAATGGAGGTTATGCGACAAAATTAACCAAAATCGGCTAATAGCCCCCCTTCGAGCTGACGGGCGGGCGGCTGTGAAAATAATACCCTCACACATTCCACACATTCCACACCCCACGGAGAACCCATGACCACCCTCACCACCGACTTGCTCCACAAAATCCATGCCGACCCCGTTTTCTTCGTCGAGCACATCATAGGAGCCACCCCCCAGCAATGGCAACGCGAGGCACTACAGGCCATCGCAAAAAATCCCCGTGTCAGCATTAAGTCCGGTCACGGTGTCGGCAAGACTGCGTTTCAGTCGTGGTTGGTCCTCTGGTGGCTCCTGAGCCATTACCCCTGCAAGGTTGCTGTCACGGCTAACACGGCTCACCAGCTATCCGATGTGCTGTGGACCGAAATCGACAAATGGGCGCGTAAATTGCCCGCTGGCTTTATGGACCTGCTTGAGTTCAAATCCGATAAAATCAGCCTCAAGGGTGCGAAGGACAGCTATGCTGTTGCCCGTACCAGCCGCAAAGAGAGCCCAGAGGCATTGCAGGGCTTCCACAGTGAGAACATGCTCTTCTTGGTCGAGGAGGCCTCCGGTGTGCCCGATGTTGTCTTTCAGGTTGCCGAGGGCGCTTTATCGACTGCCGGAGCCAAGACGGTCATGTGCGGAAACCCGACCCGCTCTGACGGCTTCTTCTATGAATCCTTCCACAATCAGCGCCACAACTGGCACAACATCACGGTCAGTTGTCACGACGGCGAATATGTCACCGAGGAGTTCCTCACCGGCATGGCTGATAAATACGGCGTCGATAGTAACGTTTTTCGCGTTCGTGTGCTAGGTGAGTTCCCAACACAGAGTGATGACGTTTTGGTCCCGCTCTACATTGTCGAGGAGGCCGTGAAGCGCGATATCACGCCTAGTCCTACCACACCGACTGTCTGGGGTCTCGATGTGGCCCGCATGGGCGGTGACAGGAGTGCTATTGCCAAGAGACAAGGCCCATTATTGCTAGAGCCGATTAAGACATGGCAGGGCAAAGACCTGATGGAGCTCGCCGGTATTGTGCTGACTGAATATGAGGCTTGCAATTACAGCAATCGCCCCACGCATATATTTGTTGATGCTATCGGGCTGGGCGCTGGCTTGGCGGATAGACTGCGCGAACTGGACCTGCCTGCGGTGTCTGTTTCGGTATCTGAGACTGCCAGCCTGAAGAACCGCTTTAATCGCCTGCGCGACGAATTGTTCTGGAAGGCCCGCGAGTGGTTCGAGGACAGAGCCTGCAAGATTCCCGATGATGATACGCTGATACAGGAGATAACCGGCATACGGTATAAGTATCTCAGTAATGGCAAGCTGAAGGTCGAGAGCAAGGACGAGATGAAGCGCAGGGGCCAGAGGTCGCCGGACGTTGCCGATGCCTTTGTGCTATCGTTTGCACAGGAGGGCGCTATTGCTGGGGGCTACACGCAAACAAAATGGGGCGCAGGTTCCAGCCCACGCCCCGATACGAATTGGATTGTTTAGCCGCAATCCCATTTGTTTGATTTAACCCTGTTTTGTTTTGCTGGAATAATTTGCATATTCCAAGGAACGTGCAACCCGCATACGTTTTTTCCTAAAAGCGGAACGATGTGGTCAACATGATGCTCAATACCAGTTTCTTTTATTATCCGGTCTCTTTTTTTATAAACCGTTACGATTTTTTCAAAATGCAGTTTTGCAAGGGTGTCGCTTGTTCTTTTCCAACGGATTGCATTGTAGGCAGATTGGTATGGGCGTAATTTTTCCCTGTTTTTTCCGACCCATTTTTTGTGTCGGTCGTTGACCTTTTTCCTGTTTTTTTCTACCCATTTTTTGTAGTAAGATTTTCTTTGCTCTTTTGTTTGTTGGGAACAAGAGCGAGGGGCCACACCGCTTGCGCGGCGTTTTTTTTCTTGCCACTTCATTGCGCGCTCTTTTTTTTCTTTGTAGCAAGATGAGCAGAAACAACTGCCTCCACACTTTGTTTTTCTCATTCCAAAAACACCGTTTTTGCATGGCCTGCCATTATTATAAAACTCAAGCCCAAGTTTTTTTGCTTCTTTTAATCTGTATATGCCACAGCCTTGACGCTTATATTTTTCTTTATTTCGGAACGCATCGGTTTTTAATGCTACACAATTAACGCATGTATTCCTACAGCAATACTTCTCACAAACATGCCCATGCTTGCAAGGTTCGCCGGTAAAGTATCTTTTGAGCCCCTGTTCCATCGCATCTTGGCGTGTAATTATTTCCATTATTAGCCCCCCATTCGAGCTATTACGGCCCACCATGTGTAGCTCCGGCTGTCCTCAATGCCGAGCAGTGACAGCGTATCCATCCAGCCCAAGGCAAACGCGATGATGACCGCGTAGCCGATATATCCGAGAACTCTATCCATTATAGCCTCCCTTTAGTTGTCTAAGCCCAAGTACGCAAATATGATTTTTTCGTGATGGTCACTGACCCCACCCAGAGCCAAGCCCTCCTCGCAGAACATGTCATGCACCATTTTCCTCTGCGAAGCTGTGCAGTCCCGCAGGTAGTGCTTGTAATCCATTGCCCAGCCAAACCACCGGATACCCATATAATGCTCTGTGCCAATGTTTTCTGAATCCATAGCACTTAGCTTGTCATACATTTGGTTAGAGATTGCGTCTAAATCCAGCGCGTCCATTATAGCCTCCTTTCGGAGCGGCACTAAGCCGCTCCCTCTACAAATGAATCCAAAACCTGAACCAACTGGTCGGCATAAACATTTTCCATTTCTTCTTTCATGGTGCGCTTGCCGATGTTTTTGCCGGACATGACAATTTTCCAAGTGCGAACCGTGTAAGTGTCATTGCCCATTAGGTTGATGATAACGTGGCCCTTGTGCTTTAAGCCATTTACTTTGAACGATAGACCGCCAAGCGAGGTTAGACTGCCAGCAGTCTTTTCTGTAAGCGCAACAAACTGCTTGGCTCCGTATGCCATAAGAGCAGATGGGTCACACGCTATGATTTGGCTTTGGATTGTCTTGGCGATTTCCATGTGATTAGTCATTTTTTCTCTCCTTGAGTTGATATATTATCAGTCTACGCTAAGGATAAACATAGTGTCAAACATTATTT